ATTATGTGTAAGATTGGTGAGGTTGTTGTAGTTGGTGGTGTTCGTCGTAGTGCTATGATCTCTCTGTCTAACCTGTCAGATGACCGTATGCGTCATGCTAAGTCAGGTAGCTGGTGGGAGAATGATCCGCAACGTGCATTGGCTAACAACTCTGTATCTTACACAGAGAAGCCTGATGCTGTATCATTTATGCGTGAGTGGATGTCTCTGGTAGAGAGTGGCAGCGGTGAACGTGGTATCTTTAACCGACAGGCATCTGTAGCCCAATCTAAGAAGAATGGTCGTCGTGATCCTAACCATGAGTTTGGTACTAACCCTTGCTCAGAGATTATTCTACGACCATATCAATTCTGTAACTTGACAGAGGTAGTAGTTCGTGCAACAGATACTGTGGACACTCTTGAACGTAAAGTCCGTATGGCAACTATTCTGGGAACTATACAATCCAGCTACACAAAGTTTCCCTATCTGCGAAAAGTGTGGCAGAACAACACAGAAGAGGAACGGTTGCTTGGAGTGTCTCTGACAGGCATTATGGACAACCCACTAATGACAACAGCTAACAATGGATTGGAGAAGACCCTTGAACACCTTAAAGCTATCGCAGTGGCTACGAATGCTGAGTGGGCTGAACGCCTTGGTATCCCTGCTTCTGCTGCTATCACTTGTGTTAAACCTAGTGGTACTGTATCCCAGCTTGTTGACAGTTCTTCTGGTATTCATGCTCGTCACTCAGAGTATTACATACGTACTGTCAGGGGAGATAACAAAGACCCTCTGACACAGTTTATGAAGGATCAAGGTATCCCGAATGAACCTGATGTATTTAAGCCAGATCAAACGACAGTCTTTAGTTTCCCTATGAAAGCTCCCGTAGGGGCTACAGTAACAAGTGACCTTAGTGCTATTGACCAGTTGAAGATGTGGTTGGCCTACCAGCGTTCATGGTGTGAGCATAAGCCAAGCGTAACTATAAATGTCCGTTCTGGTGAGTGGTTCTCTGTAGGTGCTTTTGTGTATGAGAATTTTGATGAGATGTCTGGTGTGTCGTTCCTCCCGTACAACGAACACACATACCAACAGGCTCCTTATCAAGAGGTAGGTAAGAGTGACTACGAGATGCTTCTGTCATGTATGCCCGACAGCATTGACTGGGGTAAACTTTCAGAGTATGAGGTTGAGGATAACACAGCAGGAAGTCAGACATTAGCTTGTTCTGGTGATAGTTGTGAGATCGTTGACTTGACGTAAGCCTAACACCTGAGTATGTGTATAAAATGCTCAAACTATCTTAACCCTAAAGGAACTACAAACATGATTATGAAAACTACACTTGCACTTGTTGCTACCCTTGCTACAGCTACAGCTTCTTATGCAGGAGACCTGTACTTCAATGGTAAAGCTGAGTATGCAGTCGAGGCAGGAGACTTCACCCTTAGTGGTGGCGCTGTGTATGACTTCGGTGCTGTAGAAATCTTCACTGAAGCTGACTTCACTAACGCAGGCACTTCAGACATTGCCTTTGATAACCTAGAGGTTGGTGTCGGGTTCGATCTAACTGACTCCACTCAAGTCTATGGCATTGTTGAGTTTGACGACAACATGGAATACAGTGAGACTACTATTGGTGTAGCTGTAATCTTCTGATGACTGCACCTGAGTATGTGTATAAACTACTCACCTTACTCTAGCAAAGGAAAGCCATGTACACCATCATTACAAGAGACCAATGCAACTTCTGTGACACAGCTAAGGCTCTGCTATCAGGAAACGGACTACGGTTCAAATCTTACAACGTACAGGCATCCGAAGGGAAATGGTTACTTACCCTAATCAAACAGGCGGGACACACTACAGTCCCTCAAATCTATGCCCCTGATGGTAGCTATATCGGAGGTTATACTGAGCTTAAGGAACATCTTGATGCAAGTACGTAAACAGTTTAGCAGGTCACTCTACGAAGCCTATGACACCCCCGCTAAAGAGGCTCTAGTGGCCATCCTAGAGGCTAAGGGGCATACCCTAGTCAACACAGAAGAAGACTACTACGCAGACGTTGTATCAACTAAGGGTGGCTACACATACTTCAATGAGGCTGAGGTTAAGGTAGGTTGGCAGGGAGACTGGCCCCCAGACTGGACTGAGATACGTATTCCAGAACGTAAGAAGAGGTTGCTACAGAAGTATGAAGGTGCTAATGGTGTACTCAACTTCTACGTATTTAGCAAAGACTTGTCACAAGCATGGAGGATCAAGGATACACAACTAACTGAAGAGAGCCTGAAAGAAGCTAAAGGACGATACATCCAGAAGGGTGAGAAGTTCTTTCACATTCCTTACAATCAAGCAGAGTTGGTTAAAGTCTAATGGATGAACCCCCCAAGAAGCAATCTCGGACTAAACGTAAGACTACATATAAAGGTGCTGACAAGAAGAAGACCTCAGGTCTGACCCCTAGAACACCTAAACAGAAAGAGCTAATTGATGCGCTTAAACAAAGTAGCCAAGTCTTTATTCTTGGGCCTGCGGGGACTGGTAAAACATATGTCACGGCGACTTATGCTGCCGACCTCTACACGACGAAAGAAATTGATAAAATCGTCATCACAAGACCTCACGTTGCCGTAGGTAAGGAGCTTGGGTTCCTCAAAGGGGACTTGACAGAGAAGACTATGCCTTGGGCATTACCTGTACTTGACGTACTGGAGAAGCACTTAGGTAAAGGTACAGTGGAAACTGGCATCAAGTTAGGTAACATTGAAATGGCTCCCCTAGCTCTAATGAGGGGACGTAGTTTTGATAATGCCTTTATCATTGTAGATGAGACACAGAACATCACTACACATGAGCTTAAGATGCTTCTGACCCGTGTGGGGGAAGGGACTACCATTGTTCTCAATGGTGATGTACAACAGTCTGATCTAAAGGAAGCTGATGGGTTGACAAAGGTTATTCACCTAGCTAAGAAGCATCAATTACCTGTACCAATCATTGAATTTGGTATTGACGACATTGTAAGGTCTGATATTACAGCAATGTGGGTACGTACTTTTGTCAAGGAGGGACTATGACGACATATGATCCAGTAGATAAACCAGCACACTACAATCAAGGTGGTGTAGAGTGTATCGACTACATACGACAAGTTCTAGGTCTTGATGGTTTTATTGCCTACTGTCATGGGAATATGATTAAGTATCAGCACCGTTATCGTTACAAACAGAACCCCCGTGAGGATATGAAGAAGGCTCAGTGGTATCTAAATAAGATGAATGAAGCCCTAGAGGAGAAATACAAATGACGACCTTAGAGATTATCATAGCTGTACAGCTTGTCGTATCTCTCTACCTCACACACAGGGTATGGAAACTACAACAAGAGATTGAAGATATGCAGATGGTACTTGGTGCTATCCTCATGGATCAATCTGATAAAGACTTCAACCTAAAAGACATCTTGTAAAACGAAAATAGCCCACCCTAGGTTTTATCCTAAGGTGGGCTTTATTGTATCTATCGTTTGGTTCTATTACTTAGTTCTTCTGAACAAGCTCAGGAATGAATTAGCTATCTGGTTTGGCGTAGGAAGTAACCAACCAATCACCAGTAGGAGAATGACCCAAGCTGGTACTTCATTGATTACAACAGTCTCCACAGTCTCTGTAGCGACCTTAGAGGTACTAGTTGACTGGTCTATGGTTTCTACCCTAGCATTGGGCCTAACACTCACTGTAGGGGCTATATTATTTGTTGTCCCAATCGTCTGTGAGTTGGTCTTCCCTGCTTGGACGTTTGCTGCTACGTTGGGTCCACCTCCCGTGAGAAGGCTTAGTGGAACCTTGCTGCAACTTACCGTAAGCATCAAGACCAAAAGCAGCAGTGACATACGAGAAAATAGGCCACACAAGTATTTCGATAATGTGAGCATCTTTTACCTCTACTATGTAGACTAACCATACGATCAGTGCTATAGCCAATTCTCTCTTAAACGACTTCATTTTTCTCTAGCCATGGTGTCTAAGATTAGACGAATAGTCTTAATATTCTCATCTATACGACCAAGAGTGATAGCTTGACTTTGGACACTCTGTTCAAGACCACTGGTACGCATCTCAAGTCTTACGATCTCTTTTTGGTTAGTGTCAACATCATTACGTAGTGTAGCTACAAACCAGATAAGGGCAACTGTCTGTAAGACAATAGCTAAGAGGAAGGTAATTGGCACACCTTTCGATAGATGCCACTGTGTGTCGTCGGTCATGGATAGTTTCTCCAGCTAAGTTGCCAATGTGGAGCATCAGGGAAATTACGCCAATCCCCACCCCATTCTAAGTCTACATCAAGCTCCTCAGCAGCAGCTTTAATTACATCAGCAATGGGGTAGTAGTCTTCCCATTCCCAAGAGATGGGCCAAGGTGCAATATCTACAGCGTGACCATTTAGGTGTCGTGAGTTCATGGTCTTAGACTTGCCAGTGTCCACTAACTCACGTTGACGTTCAACACTACGTAACCCCTCAAGCACAGTAAAGTCGTAGTCACTTCTGCTAATAGCCAACTCTACGACAGCAACTAAATCAGGGTGAACACCGTTTAGCCTTTGTTTGCTTCTTTTACCTAGAGTGTACCCCATAGGAATCTCCCGTAGTTCAAGTCAGTTTACAGAGAAGGTACTTCTTCTTCTAGTGTAGCAGGGTCTACCAAATCAGGGTTCTCTGTCAATGTAGCTATACCTAAGAGTTCTTCTAATTCAGCCTGAGCTATAGCAGGGTCTTTCCAATCAGGGTTAAGCTCCCAAGTTGTACCATCGAAGAGGTACTTGTGGCCAGACCAATCAGCAGGGGGTGTTACGTCTGTGTACAGTGTGACATTAGACGAGTTACAGTCCCCGATAATCATACGTGCAGGTTCACCTACTTGGATGTTATCTGCTGTAATGTCTAGCACCTCAGCATCATCAAAGATGTAGATTGACTTGTTGTCTTTAACTAGCGTTTTCATTGTATTACCCTTCCGTGACTAGGATTTTGTCAGCAGCCATAGCACGACCAACTTTAATGCCTGTTGTAGTTGCTGTAGTTAATCCGCCAGCGGTTGAAACGTCTAAGTAGTAATCTGCACCAATAGTGAGTCCACTCTGGCCTTCATTAACTCCACCAAGTAAGGTGACAGAACCTGTACCCGCATCTGATATGTCTTGAGCCGCAACCCCAACATAGTCAGCGCCATTACCAAAAGTGGCTACGATTGCGTTCCCCTCTGGGCCTGTGGTGTCATCATAAGCTATGACCGCCTTGTTAGCACTGGAGTCAAACACAATATCTTGCCAACTTGTGGTTGAGTTGTGAATGAAAGGTAAACCAAAGCTAATTGAAGTGCCACTTACGGTCCCTTCCACAGCGTATCCTACAACACCGCTTACGTAAGTAGACGCTACAGTGTTTCTGTTACTGTCGAAAGCCACCTTAACAAAGCTGCTGGCATTTGATCCGTTAATAGCTACCTCTGTGCCAAAACTAATAGAGGTTCCACTTACAGTCCCGACTTGGAGGTAAGCTACGTTATTGGAATTAAACCGCCACGAAAAAACTGCTTTATTACTATTGGAATCAAACGTGGCTGAGTCTATGTAGACATCATTATTAAAGCCTGTCAGAACCGCTGTACCAAAGCTAATAGAAGTACCACTTACGGTCCCAACAATACCGTAGGCTCTCTGAGCTTCGCTAATGTGCTGAAAGAGTATAGCTATTTTATTGTTACTAGAGTCGAAAGTTGGCGTAATGTACCTAGTGTTGCTACTAAGAAACACTACAGGAGTACCAAAGCTAATTGAAGTACCGCTTACAGTCCCCACTACAGCAGTACCATAACTGCCGTTAGCTGCGTCTGGGTAGAATATTACAACCTTATTACTGTTAGAGTCAAAAGTTGCTGCTACGCCGTTTACCGCAGTGGCCTCAAACACTACAGGAGTACCAAAGCTAATTGAAGTGCCGCTCACAGTTCCAACAATAGCAGTGCCAGCATTGCTGTTACCATCGTCTCTATAACCTATGACAACTTTATTACTGTTAGAGTCAAAGACTGCTGAAGTGTAAAGTGTTGAAGCAGCCTCAAACACTACAGGTGTACCAAAGGTAATTGAAGTGCCACTTACAGTGCCTACTGCGGCAGTGCCATAGTTGCTGTTAGTATTATCTCTATAAGCAACTACAACTTTATTACTGTTAGAATCAAAAGTTGCGGATATGTAAGAAGCATCATTAGAAGTGAAAGTTCCCTCCGCTCCTGGAGCAGAAGCAGCACTTACGCTAACAGTACCATCAGAGTTTAGAGAGACAACGTCACCATTAGAGATAGCGCCAGAAGCAACAAAATTTAGTGCGCCACCACCGCCCCCACCGCCAGCAGAACCTGCAATTTGAACCCACTGAGAGGGGCTGCTATCAGGAGTGTTACCAGTATTACTATCGACCAACGACAAGAAGAAAAGGTCAGCGTACAAGACACTCTGGCCTGTGGTGTATGTTGTGCCAGCAGAGTAAGCACCTTGGAAATCATTACCGACAGAAATAGTCTTCTCGTCGATATAAGCTCCAGCAGCATTTACATCAGTTACCAAATCAGGCAGAGCAGCTACAAAAGTATCAGCGGTGTTAGAGAAATCATCTGGGGATTGCGACCGTGATGGTGCATCGGGTAATGGTGTGATGGTAGGATAAGTCATAGCTTATACAAGTCCTTCTACTTCAATAGTTGCATCAGAGTAACTTGGGGTAGAGATGTTAATACCGAAGCTACGGTAGTATCCATAAACCAAGTCCCCGTAAGTCCCGTCATCAGTACCTGTATAAACAAGGGGTGTGGCACGATAACTAGCTAGGGTTTTTTGTACGTCACGTACAGTCGAGGTTGCCATTTTAACATCGTAGTCTACAAGTTGAGCAAAACGTCTCTCTGTAATTACGACATTACCGAAGGCATCGGTATCTTTAGTTGAATAGTCTTGGATACCCAAGCTAGTTCCATAGGTGGTAAGACCCAAGGTCTTTTGGCTACCAAATACAATCTGACCAACTTTTGCATCATCACCAGTGTTTGCGTTAATACTAACGTCAATGGTGGCAGAAGCGTAGTTAGGTAGGTCAAGCAACACAATCTCGGAACGACGAACAATAGGCTCAAAGAAGTAACCATACCAGTTGTCAACAGCACCATTGTCCACTAGGGAAACTGTGTTGTTATAAACTACACCTTCCGTTGGGTCTGTCATCGTAACCTCAATCTCTACACCATCGACATTAAAGAAGGCGATAGCATTGGTCAGAGACTGGGGATCAAAGGTGTAAGTAATACTGGTAGTGTTTGCCGTCTGATCTGTGATCGTTTGGTCAAAAGCCTTCCAGCGATTAGTAGCACTAATGTCTAACCAGTTAGTGCCATCGTCAGTGGTAGGGTCATTACCAGTATTGCTACCCACAAGACTTTCATAAATCCTGTGAGTAGACAATACGATTACCTTATCACCATCAGCATAAGTTGTACCAACGGCCCACTCAGCAAAGTCATTCTCAGTTACGTTAGAAGAGTCAAGTACAGCATCAGTAACTGTGATTGGTCGTATGATCTTCATTATTAGTAACCTCTGCTGTCTGGGAGACCTTGATAGTCAAACTTATTGAGTGTGTCAGAAGACTTGCGAGTGTTCTTAGCGATCTGCACAAGTGCAGTCTTAAGATCAGTACGCATCTCTGCCACTTCACGACGAAGCTCAGAATCACCGCCACCAACAGAAATCTTGTTGTTAGGGATAATTCTTGATGGTCCTGTTGCCTCAAGCTCTGGTCCATTCTCCCCGACGATCCGAAGACCCCCAGAGTGATAACCACCCGAAGCAAACTGAGGAATACGACCACCAGCACCCAAGAACTCAGCAAGCAAGCTCTGGATAGACTGTAGTGAGGTTGCAGCACTCTCGTTAGTATCCTGAATACCCAAGATAGCTTGAACCTGCTGCATCTCTAGGGTGTCTACTTGACCTTGGAGTGTACCTTCTACAGAACGTAGGAGTTGTGTCGTATCTGCAACATACCGCATGAAGTCTTGTCGTGTGCCAAAGTCTGTCGCCCCAATCGAAGTAACAGAACTTACAGCACGTTCCAAGCTACCTGCCTCTGCCTGACCACCTGAAGAAACAGAACTAAGGTAAGATAGTGAACCTAGTCGTGTAGCAACAACATTAGCAGAAGCTGTCTGACCAACAAGGCTACCAATACCACGACTAACTACAGAGAGCATATCCTCTAGGCTGCTTGTGAGGTTGTCATAAGCATTAGATAGCTTCTCAACGACACTTGCTTGCTTTTGAGTGTACTCGTCTGTTAGTGAGATATTACCCTCAAACACATCCTTGAGTAGACCAAAGGATTGATTGAACTGGTCAACCGTAAGACTGTTCTGGGTGAACATATCAGTCAGACGTACAAAACCCTCTTCAAAGGCTTCGTAACCACCCGCTGTGATCGAATTGAGGATGTTCGCCACTAGAACTTTAGTGTTACCAGATAAATCAGAGAGGAGGCTAGGTTCAAAGAACTTAACTCCATCCTCAATACCTTGCACGAGCATCTTCTCAACAGAGCCTTGGAAGTCAGTGACAGCTTGCGTCATAGTTGACACATACAGTTGCAAAGCCTTGAGTTCTTCTGTAGCTTTACCTGCGGCCTTATTAGCTTTAGTAGCAGCGGCACTTATCTCGTCATAAGAAGCAGCAAGTTCCCCTGAAACTTCTATGCCATTCTGAGTAAGGTGGTACATTCTGGAGTTAAGTTGACCAGCAACCTTATTGAGCTTATTTAACTCACGGTCCAACCTAGCCTTACTGTCTTCAATGGTTTGTATCAGCTTGGCTGGGGCTTCAATGATTTCACCCATACGAGCAGATATGTCAATCGACTGAGTAGCGACATCTTGGACATTGTACTCAGCAGCTAAGGCAGAGAACTGCTCCTTGTAGAAGGTATTAACTTTACCAACCGCCTCAGAGATTTTACCGTAGCCTAGAGTAAGCGCATCGAAAGCAGATGCAAAGTTGAAAGCAATCTGACCCATAAGGTTTGCTGCATTTTTAATCTCAGGGGCCATTCCAGTAAGACTTCTATTCAAGTCCATCATGGCATCTGGGACAACACTAAAGGCTTCGTTGTAGTCACCAAAAGATTTCATAACATCAACAGCCGCAGATTTGAATCCACGAATCTCTCTGATACGATCCTTAGTATACATAATCAACTCAAGATAGTATGGCATTTGTTCAAACATACCATACTTACCGAAAACGTCCGCAAAGTTCTGAGTGAACTCACCTTGCTGTTTGAACGCCTTGAGGTCTGCCGTAGTAGCACCAGTACCTTCTTCAATAGACTCTTTAATCATATTGATTATGTCGTCGTTTGTTTTCTTGATACCAGTGTACCACTCAAGGATACTTGCTTGGACACCAGACGTAGCTTCGAGAGCCTTCTGGAGATCATCATCAAGAGTAGTTAGCTCTTCAAGTTGATTACGATCAATCTTAGATAGTTGGGCTTGATACTGATCTTTATCTGAATTGAAGTCGTCTACATACTTATTGTAGTCTTCTACAAACTGATCCAGTAAGTACTCGTTTTGAGCTACAGTTGTGCCAACCTCTTCGATGTTACGAAGGCTTTGTTGCTCCTCTTGGAAAGCAGAAACTTCACGAGAGAGTGTTCTAGCGTTGAGGGCGATTGTCTGTTCCGCCATGTAGGCTTTCTGCGCTTCGCTGGCTTGTTCAGCAGAACCTTTGACCGCAACAAAAGCCTCAGAAGCGTTAAGCAAGGCAGCATACATCTCACGACCAGATTCTGTAGTAAGGTCTTGAGCATGAACGAGCTTACGATACTCTTCGTGTGTCTGGGGGACTGCTACATTCAACTCAGCAAACTGCTTATTTAGCTCCTCAGTCGCTTTAGCCATAGAGTATTGTTGCTGTTCAGCTTCAGTATAGAAGTTCCCAAAGAAGAACTGAGCAAGCGCACCAAACTTTTCCATGCCACCAGTGGCATCTGCTATACCCTTGATGACAGCTTGAGTAGCCCG